CGCATTCCTAAAAAAATCTTTTCAAGGGCTTGACGGGCTATTGCCGAATGGTAATATGTAGGCATGACGCGACCGAGTGAGTCGCGGCAAGAAACCAAAAGGAACTCAAACGATGAACGCCACCGAAAGCCAGACGATCGCCGCGACTATCCTTCACCAGTTGGGCGGCGGCCGATTCGTCGCGATGACGGGCGCCAAAATGTTCGCCCACGATGCCGGCTCCCTCCGCTTCCGCCTGCCGTCGCGGTTCGCCGCCAACGGCATTAACTTCGTTAAGGTGACGCTGACCGCTGGCGACGATTACACGGTCGAATACGGGAAGGTTTGGGGGCTGAACTATAAGACGATCACCACGCAAACCGGCGTGTATGGCGACACGCTCCGCGCTTCGTTCACCGCGGCCACCGGCCTTGACTGCACTCTGTAGGACGATTCGCCCCCGGCGGCAACTTCGCCGCCGGGGGTAGGTCTGGCCGGCTGCCGGCCCCCGTGGGATCGTGGGAAAAACCCACAATCCCACGGGAAAACGGCCCCAAAAAATATTTTTGGTGGAGGGGCTTGCGGAGTATTGCCGAAAGGATATACTACACCCATCACGCGGACGATTGAGCCGCGGGAAACTTCAAAAGGAACCCAAGCCATGACGAACGCCCAGTTCACCAACGCAATCGAAATCGCAAAGGGAAACGCCGACCTTTCCCGCATCGATACGCAAATCCTTTTCGGATACGGGCTGCGGAACTTTGCCCCCGTCGCCGCCACGCTAGAAACCGTCGCCGCGGTGATTCGTTGGGAATGCGTCATGTTAAACGGCGAGTTTGATTCGATCGCCCTCGACAACCTCCACCAGATTTTCCGCCGCAAGGTGACGGTGCTTTGAGCCGCCGCCCCCGCCGCCCCGGCAATCCCGCCGGGGCGGCCAGCAACCCCAAGCCACAAGGAACCCTAGCCATGACCACCGAAAAAGCCGCCCGCATTTCCGCCCTTATCCTTGCCCGACTCGCGGCCGGCGCCACGGTAGCCGAAGCCCTCGACGCGGTATGCGGGGCCGGCAGTCATGCCCGCCTATCGGCCTCGCTTTGGGAGTCGTTTCGGGCCGCGGGAGCCGCCCCGGAGAAATCCGCTTGACGCGGTATTGCCGTGCGGCTATACTGCCCGTGTCGATTGAATCACCAACCAAATGAGGAGCCGGAAAAATGACACGCTACGAAATCAAGGGAATGGCCGATGAGGGGAAGTGCGAACACTGTGGCGCGAACTGCCCCAAGCGCCGCGTATACGTTCGCCCGATCGACGGCGGCGAAGTTGAGGCGTGGGGCGTTGTTTGTGCCAGCCGCGCCCGCGGGGAGCGTGGAACGGCTACGGATGCCAAGCATCTTTCGACGTTCGCCCGTGCGGTCGATGCTTATCGGGCGGCCAACGGCGAGGCCAGCGAACTCTCCCGCGTTTGCGGTCGCTACGGATACCCCTACGAAAAGGCCCGAGGGGTGGTGAATGTCTGGCGAACCTACGGCGGCGGCCAGCCGGATGCCGTGATTCCCCTGCCGGCCCCGGCCGCGGGGTGAGCCGCGGCCCCGCCGGCCACGGGGGCCGGCGGGGTGGAACCCCCGCGAAACCCGCGCGAAACCCGTGGGAAACCCGTGGGAAACCCGTGGGAAACCTCCCAAAAAAAATATTTTGGCTAACCCCTTGCCAAGCCTATTGCCGATCGATAATATGTAGGCATGACGCGGACGATTGAGCCGCGGAAGTCACCACGAAAAAAAGGAACCTTGAAAATGACCATTTTCCAGAACACCGCAGCCGCCCGCCGATCAGACTGCACCACGGTTGCCGCTTGCCGCGCGGTAGCGGCTCCCGGCCCGAACTGGATCGCCGCAGACATCGCCACGGCCGCCAGCGTTGCGGACGCGGACGCATGGCACGATGCCGACTTTCGCCCCGTTGGCGGTATGCAACGGCTTTACAGCGTCACCGAGTCGGGCGCGACGGTCACTTTCTACGGGTGGCTTTGATGCCTTCCGCAGCCCGCCGGCATGGGGCCGGCGGGCGGCCTAGGAACCTAAACATGGAACCCACCAAAACCGCCGCCGCCGCGATTGTGTCGCTAGTGAAAATGCACAACGAAACGCTAGGCATACTTCGCGAAATCGTCAGCCGCCGCCGCGAGTTTCTAGACGCGGCAGACCGCGGCGCGGAGGAATGCAAACGGGCGGCCGATGAATGCCACGCGGCGATATGCGAGGCGGAACGGTATCTAGAGCGCAGCGGGGCCGAACTATGAAACCGCGTTGGGATTCCATGTTGCGGGCGCTGCTGCTCTTACGAATCGGGCAGGAACTTGGAAGCGACTCGCGGCTAGCGCGGGCCGTGGCGGAAACCCTCGACGCGCTGGCTATTCTGGTTTGCGTATCACCGCGATGATTCGGCACAGATTGAGCCGCGTATCTTGATCGCGAAACCATAAGTTTGCGAACTCGACAACCACCGCGCGCATCAGCAATCCCAAAGCCCGATCGGTCGAAGGGCTACAGCCCCATCGATATTCCAACTCCTCCCGGCATTTCGCCGCGCAGACGTTGACGGCGGCGATCGTTTCGCGCCCGGCCGTTTTGGCCGCTTGGTTTTTTGCCAGCCGCAGCATTGCCCGTAGCGGCCACTGGCGCGCGGCTTCTTGCGTCATAACGTCGCAAGTATTTGGGATGGTGCGCGCCGGCTCCCCGAGCCGATCGCGGATTGTGCGTTGAAGTTCGGCCAGTAGCGCCGTCGAGGAATCACCCACGGGCTACCCCCTCGCCGCTAGCGGCCGGCTGCCGGCGGGCATTTGCCGCCGGGGCAGGGGGCCGCGCCACCCTTAGCGCGCTCGCTGACGCAACGCGGGCAGCCGCACGCGCAACGCTGCTCAATCTTGCCATCGGGTTTCCAGACCCCGCGGACGCAAGTGCTGCCGCAGACGCAATCCGTTGGCCCCGGCGGGGCCGGTGGAACTGGGGCCGGGGAACCGTCGCGGGCAATCGATGATGCCGCCAGAGCGACGGCAGCGGCGGCGCGGGGCCGCTCGTTATCAATCTGCGCGGGATCGGACGAAAGCCATACCAGCCACGCCACAACCCACCGCCATAACATCGCCATTTGTCAGACCCCCCGAGCCGCGAACGATCGGTACACAAACAGACAAAGCACCGCGCCAATCACAGACCACACTAGGCCGGCCGGCGAGTAGGCATCCCCAGTAAGCAACCCGTTTACCATGCCGCCAACGATGCTACCGGCCACGCCGATAGCGATCGTCTGCCACCCCGGCGACGGCTTATCAAGCGGGACAAACCATTCCGCAATCGATCCCGCGATAAGCCCGCAGACAATCCACCCGATAAGCGAAAACATTACCAACCCTCCCGGTGATTTAGTTCGCCGTGCCGATAAGCGTGATTCGTGTAGTGGCTAGCCGCCTGCGGTTGCTCTGCGGCGAGCATTAGCCATAACCCTGTTTTCGCAAGCCGCGCGAAAAACTTCGCCACGGGACGGCTTTTGCCGTTTGGCTGCCACGGCAAAAACGAATCGCCAGCCTGTTGCCCTATCATCCAACCGCCCGCGAAAATGGCGACGGCTAGCGTGATTGTTTTGCGGTCAAACTTTGGGAACTCTCGCGATTCGCCGGCCGGGGCTACGATCGCGGCGCTAGTTTCGGTCATGCGATGTATCCAGAATGTTCGAAGATTCGACGTTAGGTTGCAACCAATCGCGATGGTTTAGATCGCGATACTTAAATCCGTTCGTGTCACCGATCGCCCACGCATCCTCCAGCATTCGCTCCACTACGGAGCGCCTAGCCCAAAACGAACCATCCGGCTGATCCGCCGGCCATTTCGGGCCGGATATCCAGTTAGGCGACCAACTATTAAGAATCAAAACGCAATCATCCGGCGATCCGTTTTTCCGGTGGCGCACCGCTAGGGCCGCCATCTGGTGCATCCATGTTCCGCTAGCCTCCGCGATGCCGTCGCGGTTGCGAACAGATTGGAACCCCTGCGAAGATGCCAGCGTTACCGGATAGCCGCTTTCGATTGCCGCGGCTAGTTCGTCCCATGTTCGAACGCTTACAACGTGTTTGCATGGATGCTGTTTAGCGATGCCATCCATCACCCCCTTATCACCCTTGCCACCGCAACCGTATGCGCCCCACTGTTTCGCGCGGTCGCCGCTATAGGTGGTTAGGTCGATTCCATTTTCCGGCTCGCGGTAGACCACGCCGAACTCGCGCAAAAACTTTGCCGCGCCGAATCCGGTAGCGCCATCGTTCCAACCACCGTAGGGCTGCGCGCCGTCCCCCGGCTTGTTTCTGGCCTCGACTCTAGCCCCGCCGTATATGGCTTCGGTGCTTGGCATTCGCGGCGGCTCTGGCAGTTTGCCAAGCGACCACGCTACAGAATCTTGGCAATACACCGCGTGCGCGGCGCCCCATGCGACACAATCCCCGATCAACTGCCGGCCGACTACGAAAGGCTTTCCATATCTAGCCTGATGCGCCTTATCCATTTGGCGATATAGAAACGTATCGACGCCCTTTGCGTTTTGCATCGCATCGGCGCCGGCCTGCGCGAAAAATCTTTCGTCCCCGAGCGTTGCTAGGAACGCTTGCGTTCCTTCCGGGTCTGGCGTGTAGCCAAACGCTCGCCGCTCCACGCGGTCAAGGAGCGTGTTTGTGTAGCGCGCCACAACCACGCCTAGCGCGGAAGTAACAACTACGAACAGAATGGCCGAAATCGAAAACGCTTTAGCGCGCTGCGTCACTTGCGGCCTCCCCTATGGTTCGCAGCGCAGAAATCCACGCGGCCCGCTGCTCCGGGGTTACCGGCCCGCCGGCAGTTCCTACCTCCGCGTCAAGGTATGCGGCGATTGCGTCAGCGGCTTTTGGCTGCCTATCTCCAATCGATTCGCCGCGGCATCGCAACACGCGGGCGCTCTGCCGTAGTTCATCGATCGCCACCCCGGTAGACCATCGCGGCGGCTTGCCGGTCATCGAATCCCATTCGATTTCGTCTGCCAACTCCAGACAGAGCGCGCCAACGGTGGAAGCGTCCGCGCTAGCGGAGCCGCCTACCCATAAGCCGCGCAGGTTTAGCGGCCCGCCGGGCGCCGGCGTTGGTGAAGGCGAGTCGGATTCGCCAGACGGGGCAAGGGCAAACGCGAGCGCCGCGGCGATGAGGAACGCGGCGGCGATATGGCGCTTGTCGATATGCGACCAATCGAGCGCCGCATAAAAGCGCTGGATATACGGCCAGCCAAATACGGCGCAGCCAGCGATGGCTAGAACCACGCTTACGATCATACCTTGACCCCCACGATGTAAAGTTGCAAAACGGCTGGCGGATTGGTGAACGTCAGCGCCCCGCCGGTAGCGTTCGCCGTGGCGGCAGCCGATAGCGTGATGCTGGTGGCGCTATTGATCGCGGCCACCGTCGTGCCGGCCGGGATGCCCGTTCCGGTAACCGCAAGCCCCACGCGAAGCGCGGCCGTCGAGGATAGCGCGGCCACCGTGGCCGAAGCGCTGGCGAGGTTGCCGGTGAGCGAAACGGATTGCGCCGCGTTGGCGATCGTCACCGTGCGCGAGGTTGTGGTGGTAGGCCAGCCGGCGCCGGGATTCGACGCCAGCCAAACGGCCTGCGCCCCAATGGCTGCGCTGCCCGTGATGTAGCCCGCCCACAGATTCGACCCGTTAGCGTTGATCGAAACGCCTTCGGACTCCGAACCGTTGACGATCAATAGAGCCTTGACGGTCGCCAGCGATAGCGTTCCCGTGCCACCGAACGCGATGAGCGGCAGCGCCCGCAGATCGATAGACGTTGACGCGCCCGGCGCCACCGTCACAACGTCGCGCCAGTAGCCATTAGCGGCCCCGCTTGCCGTGCCATCCGTTAGCCCGAGAGCGATCGACGCGGTTGCCGTGTCGGTTACTTCGGTGGCGGCCAGCGTGTCGATAAGTTTCGGCACGAAGCGGATAGAGCCGGTGAGAGAAAAAGCCGTTGCCATTACGCCCCCGCCGCTACGGAAGTGCCAACCAAATAAATCGAATAAGCCACGGCGGTAGCGTTCGGATTCGCGATCCGCAACGTTGCGTTTTCTGGCATTACCGGCCAGCCGTCGAGTTGATTCACGGCGGCAACCTCGCTGCCGGGGCCGACCTTGAATGCGTAAATCGTGCCGGCTTCGTTGCTGCCAACTAGGATTTCGTTTCCGGCCGTGGCGTTGTTATTCGCCACGCGCAAAACTCTCAACTGCCGAATCGTGCAAGGAACCGAAACGCCGACCACCGATTGAGTAAGCGCCAGCAAATCCAGCGCGTCGAAAGAGTTTGCGGGAATCGTTCGCGTGTCGCACCAGACGATATCGGCGGCAGCCGCCCCCGAGCCGTCCGCGATGGAATAGGAGCCGGCCACGGTTTGCCTATCGGTAACCGCGCCGACCTCCTGCGAATCAACGCGCGTCCATTGCAGGCGCGTCGAAAACGTTCCGCTGAAAATATCGGTTAGGCTTTCCGCCACTAGATCAGCCCTTCCTCTATTGCGCGTTTCGCTGCCGCATAGTTACAGCCAAGCCGCCACGCCGCGTATTCAATATCCGCCCGCGTTGGCGCCGGCCGGCTTGTTACCTTGCCCCAAAAGGTTTGGGATTGAGTGCCGACCGTGGCGGTATGGTCAACGGAGCCGGCGGGCGGCAAAGCCTCGCGCCCTTCCGGCCCGCCCTTGCGCCACGAACTCACCCTAGATATCACCGCTACGGCCTCCGTTTTCAGCCTATAGCGGCAGGCTTCAATCAGCCCCGTCTATGGCTGCGGATCGGCTTCCGCCCAACACGCCGCGTAGCCGGCGGCATCTAGTTGGTTATCGCGCTGCGGCTGGCCTTGATGCCGCGCGAACTTATCCAACTGCATGAAAACAGCCCAATCCCCCGGCGTGAAAGGCTCGCGGATTTTGTGCGCGAAAATCGCATTGATCGCGCCGATGGTTCGCGCGAAATGCTCTAGCGGCGGCGCATACTTTGCGCGGCGCTCCGCGGTGGTTTCGATTGCATCCGCCAGCAACCTTTCCGCGGCCGATTGTTCCCGCTCTGGAGTTAGCAAGCCGTCGCCAACAAGCCGCGTGGCGGATTCCTCAACTGCCGGCTGCGGCCCTACGCGGCCTTTCATTTCGCGCTCGCCTTGCAGAATCCAATCGGTCGAAATCGTTTCGGTTTCCATCTTCGTTCCTCCGGGTTTGTGGGCATCAATGTATGCCAGCAATCGCATAACGTCGCCGGCTAGTGCGCCGGAAGTTCCGGCATCTAGGCAACCGCTGAAACGGAGCGCCCTCTGCTTGGCCTGCGCGAAGTATTCCGGCGAGAGTTTCACGACGTTCGGATCGCTCCATCCTTCGCGATGCGGAAGTTTTCAACGGAGTAGGTTCCGCCCTTCGCAACGTCTACGATCGCAAACCCCCAGTTCCATTGATTAGCAACCGAAGCGTAATCGGGCGATAGGTCGCATAGGCAGCCCGTAGACCACGCGCACGCCTCATCGTGCCAAAGGTTGCTCTGTGCATGGCTACTAGTGCGGTGGCCGTGGCCGACCATTACGGAGTGATTGGTTCGAACGTAGGCGCCGCGGGCTTGATTGACGGGCGAGGATTGCCCCCGCGGCAGTTCGTGGCCGTGGAGGATTGGCAACTTGCCGGCCATCACGATGCGGCGGTTTTCGACTAGTTCGATATTGTGTTTGTCGAGATGCAACCACGCGCGAAGCCCCATAGCGGTTTCGGCGCTAATCTCTGGCGCGTGTTGAAACAACCACGCCTCCCAACGCTCCTCATGGTTTCCGGTTTTCGCGACAATCGGAATCGTGGGGAAGGATTGCCGCAGCCACCCGAGCACCGCGCGAACTTGTTGCAACTCGCCGGCTAGGTCGCGCTCCGCGGGGTTTTTCTCCCAGCGGCTGATCGAATAGAAATCCGCGAAATCCCCATTGAGCAATAGCCCGTCGATGCCGCGGCCTTGCAGATATGAAACGGCCGCGGCTAGCGCCCGGTTTGAATGATAGGGAACGTGGATATCCGAAAGGATTCCGATACGCCCGACAACCGGCATCCGGTAGGGGGTTCGTGGCTTCGCTTTTGTTTTGGGCATGGGCAAGCCCTCGCCGGGCGCGCGAGCCGGGCGCGGATGCGCGGCCTTCTTGCGGGCAGCCTTGCCCGACTGCCCGATGATGCGCCGGATGCGGCATCGCGCGGCCTCGACGGTCAGCGCCCCGCGGGATCGCTTGACTAGCATTCGCGCCAACGAACGCGCCGGCTGGCGCGGATGCTTGCGAACTAAATCGGTGGCGGTTTTTGTGAGCGGGCAGGCTGCGGGCATTAATCCTCCGGGTCATCGTCAACGTGGCGGAAGTCTGCGAACGTGATGAGCGCGGCTAGCGTGTCGCCGTTTTCACTAACGCATTCTTCGGACAGATCGGGAAACCTTGCGTGTAGGTATTCATGGATGAGCGTATTTAGGAAATCCTCGCCGTGGAGTTTTGAGGAAACGCGAATGGTTCGCGTTTCGTAATCGCAATCACCGTGAATCGATGTCGGAACGCGGCAGCGTTTCACCCTCCACCGATGCCCGTTGATTTCGATCCACGCGGAACGTTTCACGTTGGCGACTCCTCGCCGCGTGATTATCGCGGGCCGGCAGCCTCGCCCGATTGGTCTATGGTCGCGGGAGGCGGATTTTCCGGGGGCCGGGGGCCGAAGGGGAAAGCCCGATTGAGCGCTTCCTGCCTAGCGGCGCAACCGCAATCGCTCACGCCAAAGGCTGACGCGACGGCTTGCGCGCGTTCCTTGGTTATCCCGATTGCGTCTAGGCCAGCGGCGACCATATCCCCTAGGCCGGCGGCTGTCCTCGCCGGGCGCGTTCCGCAGTTGCGGCGAGTGTTAGGCGAAGAAACAACTGCGCCGCAAACGCGACACGAAAGCGTCTCGCCATCAATGTCGCAATCGCTCATGCGCTTGAAAACACTTCCGCCCTGACTGTTGGGCTACTGGGAATCCACGTACCAGTGGCAAGGCTTCCGTAATCGCCGTCGATTATTAGATTTTGCTCGCCGCTAGGGGTTCCTAGAGTTATTGAATGTATGGTAGCCGAAACCTCGCAGCCAAATTGCTTTACGGGAGACTGCGTAAGAATACATTCCGGGTCTGGATTCGGGATAGAAAATGTTTTGGATAGCGGAAGGTTTGTGTCGGTAGTCAAAGTGTATTGTCTATTAAAATACGTAGGATGATTTGGAGGCTCGCGCAAACAGGAAAAACTGTCTACCTCCGCAATTCCAAACTTTGATTTTAGCGTAGTAGGAAACACCGTACCGACTGATTCAGTAAGGCGGCTATCTGTGACCACAATGCCGTCAGAAAGTTCCCTTAAGAAGTCGATGCTACCAAACCCGAACACATCATCACCAACATAAGGCCACGTTGACGGCTTGGTAGTGTTTGAGGATAACGGCCGAAACCAAGTTTGATAACGATCCTTTTCGTAAGTGTTTCCATATTGCGAATAAGCGTTTTGACACCTAACGGCGAAATCGAAAGGAACATAACCATCCCCGCCGTAGGTCTGTTTTACCCATTGCAATTGAACGTAGACCTCATTCCCAACACACTGATTTTGCGTTGGATAAATACCCCTAAAGCCGACATTTATGTACCTTCCGTTGGATTCGTATGAAAACAGACTGCCCCACGGCCGCGCTGCTAGGTAAAAAACTCCAGCCGGGAGAAGCCGAAACTTTGTTTTTGAAATCTTTCCGACATCAACCTTGTATTCTTGCGATTTGGTAATGGTGGTTACTGGATTAGATGTTGGCGAAGCCTTGTTGACGTTAGTGTAGGTAAACTCTAATCGGTAGTCGTCTCGCGCAGAATCTATTTCGACTTCAATATCAATGTAGTTGATCGTTGTTCCGCAAAAACAAGTAGCGCAACACGCACAGCCGGGGAAAAGCACCATTATGAGCACTCCGCAGCAACGACGTACCAATATCCATTTTTATGAAGCGCGACACTAACAAACTTGCCGCTTGCGATGTTTGCGTATTTGTTGACTACGTTGAATAGTATTTCGCCGCTGTTTTGTGTTTCGTTTGGCGCTGATCCGGTTTCCCATACGTTCACATTGCCAAGCGTGTTTTTGTTGAATGCCGATAAAGTTTTGCAAAGCCTGTGCAAAACCGGCTCTGGCGCAATATCCAAAACTCCAACGGCCCACCGCCAACTGCTTTGCCCAACGGTTGACCTTGCAAGAATGCGGAGTAGCCCGTTTTCGGCAGACTTCGCGGAAAGCGTCGAGGAATCTTTGACGGTTGCGAACTTGTGAGATGTTGAGGAAGATTCAAGCCGGAACGCCACCGTGCCGGCTACGGCTGCGCGGCCTACCTTCCCGGCGGCGATCGGCTCTAGCGTCACCACAAAGTTTGAAGCGTGATTGGCTGCGGTTGGCGTTGTGCCAGTAATCACCGGGGTTCGGCAGATCGACGGCATTTCGTTGTTTGCGTCTAGCCCGGTATCCTCTATGCCGCTAACCCCAAGGATGCCAGACGCTTTGACCTCGCTGCCGCTGTCGTTTTTGACTAGTACGATATTCGACGCGCCAGCGTAGAGCGTTCTAGCATCGCCAGCGAAACCGGATTGAACTCCTAGCACAACATCGGCGGCATCCTGCGCGCGGTTCCACGCGGTGGCTGATATAGCCTTCGCGAGCGGCTGCCCTTTTTCAATCCTGCCGGTTGCCATTAGGAAACGCCAATGCCTAGGCCGGAAAAATCACCCTCGCGATAGACGCGGTTAACGTAGACGGCTTTGGGCTTTTTTATGACCGTCGCGGAGTCAACCGCGCTTTCGTATCGCACCCACATATATTCATGGCCTTTTTTCTCAATCCCTGAGATATCGCCAACGGTGATAGCCGGGGCCGTCTGCCCGCTGCCGGCGTTTGGGGACGCGATGAATCGGTAACTGAGCGACCACGGGCCGTCGCCGCGGTCGCTATCCCATTCCTGCTGCCCGGTGCAACCGATGAACAACACTTCACCCTTCGCGAACGTGCGAAAGGCGGCGCTGTTTGTCGTGCCAGTGAGGGCCGCTACAGATTTGATATAGGCGGCCGTCACATAGGAGTGCGGAACGTCATACGTTTCAGTCCATTGGAGCGCCGGAACAACTATATCGACGCCCCCAACGCGGTCATCGTCAACGGCGATCGCGCCTTTTTGATCCGGCGCACTTGTGCCGAATCGAGTTTCTTGAAGCGCTTGCGTGATATGTTGCGTTCCGCCTGTCGTGTCGAAACTCCGCGAACGCTTAAAGGGGTCTGGCCTTTCGTCGTTATCCGCGCCGGCCTTTTGATAGTTTAGCGTTACTTGCCACGCCTTATCCCCAAGGTACGAAACGCTATAACTATCGATCGCTAGTTTCTCATCGCCGCCACCGGGATACTGCCAGTAGAAACCCCAGTTGGCGATATACGATTTAATATCGTTATGCAGTTGCAAATCGTCATCGGTTCCAAACACCTTAAACGATTTGGTATAGGTTGCCGTTCCGCGGCTGCCTAGGCGCACGATGGTAGCCGCGCGGCTTGCCTTATCCTCAACCCACGTTAGCGCCATTGATTACTGCCCGACTAGCGCCGGTTGCATCCCCCGAGTATTGGTAGCGGTTTCCTCCGCGGCCTTTGCGATTCGCTCTTGAAGCGTTGAACCAAATCCCATGCGGTCAGCCGCCATCGCGGAAAACGTTCCGACCGCTTCGGCTTTGCTTGTTTGAACGTCTTTTCCGGCGGCATCGGCGCCGGCCTTCGCGGCATCGCGCGACGATTGGGCCTCATCGCTGGCCTGCCCTTCGATTCGTTCCTGCGCCTTGCCTAGCGACTCGCGCATCTTCTCTATCTGCTCTTGCGTCAGATGCCCGCTAGCGGCCAGCGCGTGGAACTGTGCGGCCAGTTCGTGGAGCGCGTCCATATCGGAAACCTGCGCGATTTCCTGCTCTAGTTCGCCGGCCTGTTCGCGGGCTGCCTTTTTCTCAGCGGCGTTTCTGCGCTTGCCCTCTACCGACTGTTCCGCCTCAACCGTCTGCGCACGGCGGGCGACAGCGCGGCCAAGGTTAGCGCCTTCGCGGCCGGCTTTCGTGCTTTCGGCGTCCTGCGCCATCGCATCCTGCCGCGCCTTTGCATCGGCGCGCATCTTATCGCCTTCCTCATTCGCGCGGCGAACGCGCTCATTCACTCCCGGCATATTCTGCCGGCGCTGCTCCGCGCGCGCCTGTTTCTCGTTGTCGATTTTGGCGACGCGCTCTTTCGTATCCTTCGCGCCGCTTAT